CTAAATGCCATTTGATCAATTCCTCTAATAATTCCTCTCTTCATACCAGCAGATACCCACCAAGAAGCATTAGCACTAGAAACAGAACATCTAATCCCAGCCATATCACCTGCAACATTTATCCAACGGTATTTTCTATTGAAATTATCCCAGATTCTGAAGTAGTTACCAAAGTAAGCAGCAAACATAGTTCTTGTCAATTTCTGAGAAACTTCAGGTGGATTAGTAAGATGTTTTATCATTTCATTAACAGCTTCCCCTGATTTTTTACCTACTGTATCAGAATACCTAGCACCACAATAAGCAATACAATCTTTTCTAGTATCAGCAAGTTCAACAGCGTATTGATTCATATCGCCAGCAGTAGAATCCCATAAGTTATATGCACCTTCTCTACCAATTACTACATCAATTTCATATTTTTCTTTATCTTCAACAGTAAAATAAGCATCTCTAATATCACCTGTTGTTACCGCCCAATCTTTTCCACCAATACATCTTAGAGGTCTCGTTTTTTTCCCTAGATATTTTGGAAGTCCTAGGCCTGATTCAGTACCTTTATTGAATCCAAATCTATCACAAACTAAATAAGAAGCTGGATAAAAAATACTATCTTCAGAATGAGTATCATCAAGTCTAGTCAAAGTATAAATCAAATCTGATTGTTCATTAATAACAGTTTCTATAAATGTACTTCTACCGTTACCGTCCTTACCAAATTTATCAAAACCAACAATATAAGTTTCAATTTTTGAACCTTTTTTGACGGCTATAGCAATTTGAGTTTTATCTGGAGCATACTGAAACAAATCTTTTAGGTAGTAGTTGGTAACTGAAATCCCATCAGTCTCTTGAAAGGCTATAGCATCATTGACTAATTGACCATCTTTTTCTATATCAAGGAAGTCATACCAGTTAGCAATTGCGATTTCAATTTCTGAATTTGTATCATCTGATGGATTTCTAGACCAGAATTTAACCATTTCAAAGGGTTTATATGTTCTTAGAGGATTATTTGGCCTATTATATAGAGCATCCCACTCTTCTTTAGATGGAATAAAATCATAAGTACTATTAAGTCTATTATTATTATAACATTGTTTTACTGTATATCTTCCGTTTGTATCAAAACCATAATCTACTGAATCATAATTCCAGTCTGTATACCATGCATTATCCTGTTCAGGGTATGGCTGATCTGGGTAAAGTGTGCTTCCATCATTTATAGTTCCTCTCATGAGAGCACCAGTTAGAGCATTTTTATATCCAAATGAGTAAATATTTACATCACCATCTAATGTCCAACTCGTTGGAATTGATGGAGGCGGAGTTGGAGTTGCTGTATTTTGAGCATCTTCTGTTAGTACTTCTGATGTATCCCAACTTTCACCTTCTGGAATAAGTTTAGAATTGCCTGCCAGTGCTGAATAACTGGTAGCATCTAAACAATGAACGTAAAGTGCACAGTTTTTTTCATCTAATCCAGGACCTTCAGAAGCCCATGCTATTGAATAAACTTTGAAAAGAGTATTAGTGCTATCGTCGGTAAGAGTTATCCAATCTCCTGGTTCGATTTTTGGTTTTCTCCACTTTTGTTCTTTAGAAATATCTCTAATCCAAAAAGAAGCCTCTGATTTTGCTTGGTCTATATCAACATTCCAAACTTGATTTGCTTGTCTATATTCTAACCCAGAGATATCATTTGGAACTTCTTTTGTTTTATCAAAGTCTGTAAATGCTCTTGTGATTACTAGTTGATTTGCGTAGTCAAAAAACTTATATGCTTGATAAAAATCGTTATAATTGTTATCTGTAGGTTCCCCAAAAGTATTGATTAATTCCTCTTTGTTAGTTACAACATAAGGAACTCCACACGGTCCTTGAGTAAATTCGCCAGCGTAAAATGCTACATTATTAGCAATATTAGGTACGATTGCTGAAGCATCCGTCTCTGTAATATATACGCCAGGACTGAGGTATTGTGCCATATTTTTTCCTTTAAATTTTTTCGAGACGAGTAGTGTATTAAAATCTACCTTTTTTTTAGATAGTGCTCTTCACATCTATCAGCAGCTTTAAGCCCACTCACTCGAACTCTATAGTTATTTATAAAGATTGTGAAATAAAAAGGGGAAAATGATTTGGTATGAACATGAAATCACTGAAGTATATAACAAGATCGTATATATTAACAATTACGATCTTGTAAAATAAGATTATAAAATCCTATAAAGCAGTAGCGTTTTTAGTTGCTGTTTCTGGAGTATAAATTGGTGAGTCTGAATTTCCTGAATTCCAATGACTGTAAGTGAAAGTTACTTCAAATTCTTGAGGAGTATTTTCAGCTGAATCGTCAAATGCAACTTCTCCAACTACAGATGGCCAACATGAATGTAACGTATAAGTAGCGGTTGCTTTACCTGCTGAGTCTAATTGTTCTACTTTCAAATCAGAAAATATTTCACTTGGATTACCTGAGTGTTTATTTTCGTAAAAATTATCACAGGCATCTTGCCATTTTAGCATATCGTATCTTAGAGCATGATCTTCTGAAAGATAAAAAGAAACTACCCATGTGTTATCAAAAGTAGTATCTCCAGGGATTGGTGCTTTTCTTCCTTGATTCCAAAGTTCAATAATTCCGATTTCTTTTTGTGGTGCATTTGTACTTTTAGCAAGAACATCAATATCCTCTAGGTTTGTTACTGGAGTAATTGCACTGGGAAATGCGAACGAAACGCGGTATTTATTTTGTCTACCCGCTGAACCCAAGACATTTTCAATTTGTCTAATCTTTGACATATTTGTCCTTTATTTTTACTTTATTTATAATTTTAGTATTTTTCAAGGTATCTTATTTCTTTATCATTTCCATAACTAATACCTGAATAAGTTATAGTTAATGTAGTTTGTGATATTTCTCCAGTTTCATCTGTGTACTCTAAAGCAGAAACATCAGAAACAAAAGCATTATGAAGAACAGTTTCAACTAATGTTTCTTCATCTGGCCCTAGTTGTAGTATTTTTATATCTGTTTGATACCATGGTTTTCCATCGTAAGTTCCGTAATACAGACCAGAACTATACATCAAACCATTTATATTATATTTTATCTGATTGTAAGCATTAGTTATATCAGAAATTGTACTAGAAATTGTACCTAAAATAGAGTTTAGTTGTTCACTATAACTAGCATCTACAACAGCTATACTTACAGGAGTTTGATAGTTCTGAATTCCTCCGATTATTTTTAGAAAAAATCTTCTAAGTAGTAATTCAGGGTCGTTATAAAAAGTCAAAGTTATACTTCCTTCGTCTGCTCTATCCCCTGCTATTTTAAATTCTCTACCTTTCAAATATACATCAACAGTCCCTATACTTCTACCTGGTGATTGTACATTATGACATTGTATATCTAAGTTTTTTCCTAGATAAGGAAAATGAACTCTGTATTTATTTGTTCTTGCTCCTGCACCTATAGATGCTCTTAGTTCATAAAGTTTTCTCGACATTGATATCCTTGTTGCTGTTACTTTCTATATTTTGAAAAAAGAAGATAAATTGCCAAATGCAGTTATTCCATTTTTTAATCCATTAAAGACTCCACCTATATCTAAACCAGTCAAACTAGATAGTGAACTTAGATACTGCCCAGATGAAGTAGGAATTACACCAAAAGAATTCAAAAAATCATCAAAACCTTCCTGGTCTTCTGAATAATCACTTTCAGTTATAAATCTATAATAACCAAAAGTAACAGTAAGTTCAAGAACTGCATCTTTATCTGAACCAGAATACTCTAATGCCCCAACAACAAAAAGAAAAATTCCTTCAAATAAATAAGCAGATGTTTGATTTTCTTCTTTAAAATCTTGTGAAATTACTATAAGATTCCCGAATCTTTCTCTATTACTTTTCATAGCATTAGAGTTTGAGTTCAAAGGAACAGGATTTCTTAAGTCCAGAGCATAAATCCAATCCTGAAATAAGTTCCTTATCCTTAAACCTTCATCTACATAGAAAGTTATTTGAATTTCCTGGGTTTGTTGAGTTCTCCCAGGTATTTTCACATTTTGACCTTTTATTTTAAAATCAATTGGTGTATTTATTATTCCAGGAACTGAAACCCCTTTACCTAGAACATCAAACACTTTACCGTATTGTTGAAGAGACTCAGGTGGACTTAATACTATATTATATTTTGTAGGTCTAGCAAAGTTTCCAGCATACCGTGATAATGTATCAGAAATCGAAATCAAAATAGTCCCTTTTTATTCTTATTTATAAATAACTAAAAAAGGTCCAGTATGGGAATTAGCCAAACGATTAGAAATGCTATGAATTCGAGATGGGCATTAACTGATGAATTTGTTTTTACTTTTAATAATACAAAATATGATTTACAACAGCAGGAATTAAGTCCACAGGATGTATGGGATATTTCAGTAATAAATATAGATACTCCTCAATTAAGTGCAGCAGTAAATGATGTAGTAATAGGTGGAACTAGAAGAATTTACACATCTTTACATGAGACGTTTTCTGTATCTGTTACATTTAGAGATACTGAAGGAATGAATCTTAAGCAGTACTTTGATAAAATATGGGCGGCACAAGGAACTTACTACTTTGATGAAATAAAAAGTACAATTCAAATATCTACTTATGGCAAAAACTATTTTCATTCAGATGATATTTTAATCGCTGATGTTTCACAGACTCAACTTAATAATGATAATAATCAAATTGTAGAGTTCACTGTAAGTTTCACATGTACTTCATTTAGTACAGATACATTAAGTGGATTTGGAAAGCCTGGGAAGACTAATTTAAGGTAAAGTTAAGTTACAATTAAGGTTTAAAAGATATAATGAATATAAATGAACATACACAAAGGAATATTTTGAAAGAACACAACCAAACTGAGCAAACTAAGCAAACATTAGAAGCAATCAAAAAAATGAAAGAACCAAAAGAACCAAAAGAGACACAGGAAACTACAGAACTAAAAACTTTAAAAGAGAATCAAATAAGGCTAGGTAAAAATAAAACAGTAACTATAAAACCATGGACTGGTAAAACTAAGAAAAAAATAAAAAAGATTTTTGAAGGAATTGAATCACCAGAAGATATTGATTTTGTAAAAGTAATAAAAATACTTATTTATGAATACATTAATGAAGAGGTGTATTTAAATGAAGGTGAGCAACAATTCCTTTTACTAAAAATAAGAGAAATATCACTCGGCAAAGAAATACAAAATACTTCAGATTGTTCGAATTGTGGAGAAGAAAATTATATTACATGTAATACAGATGAAGTTGTTCACTATAAAGAAAATGAACTACCAAAAATTATAAGCGAAACATTAGAACTAATTGATATACCTAGTTTAAAGTTCCTAGAAGATGGATTCAAAGAATACGCGGAAAGTAATAATTATGACGGAGTAACTACATTTGCTGATTATGAAAGTGCTTTACATATCAAAATTAAAAATAAGTCTATATCTGAAGTTATAGATTTTTAGATGAAACTCCTATAAAAG